ATGGACGCCTGTTCTAAACAATAATCCTCTTTCAATAGGAATAGGAACTTGTTGGAATTTTGGCTCCGAAACTTGAATAGCCGCGACTATCCCTCCCTGATCATCAAAATCCCAGGTATCAATTGTTTCTTGTGCTCTGATTGGTATTTTTCTCCAACCAATTTTTCCATCATTGTATTTAGATCTTTTACTCGAATCGCGGTTGTTGCCTAGTCTCTTTTTGTAGACAATCTCGTGGAAACTAAAACCATACGTGAGCATGCTCAAAATTTCAGCAACAAGGTCCTCCCATGTATGAGACATATCTCCGAGGCACTGTTCTACAAATAATCTTGTTTCTTCATTATTTCCAACAACCTTCCAATCAACGCCGCGAACAGCTGTTTCGATTGCGTATAGAATAGCTCCAACAGTGGGATCATTATCCCGCATTTCACGGTATATTCTTTTTCCGCGAGGACCAGAAAGTTGCGTGAGCCATTCTTCACTTATTTCACTACGGTTGCCTTGCCTTTTTAAACCACTAACACCAAGTTCTTTTTTAGGAGAATCTGCTGCCTTCCCGTAGATCATAGTTGTCCTTTTTGTAGGACTATTTTTTGATACTGAATTTTTAGCAGCCACAGTGACCTCTTTCTGACTTTGATTATTGTAGCTAATTCACAGGGGATAAAGGAGACGATCTTGTCAGGTTTCCGATGGCAGGAAGATTCTTGAATCTGTTTAACTTCGCGCGCATCTTAATAAATTGCCGTAATGCTTGTGACATAGCATCAACTCTGTCGTTGTAGGAAGCTCTAGGGAATCCCACACATTCATTTATAAATTCTTGAACCCAAGGATTAGTTTTACGATCTGGAAGAAAAACATTTCCACTTTCAACGAGGGGACTGATAGCCATGGCTCTTTGTGTTTTACTTCCTTCTGGATCTACGGGCATAATCCCTTCTATCTTTGTTTTTAGACTATCGATGGCCGCTGCGCCATTTGCCTTGTCTTCAATGTAAATCGCAGAAGTTTCAGGCCAATCTTCTTTTGTGTTTGTAATCGCTTGTAGAGTTTGTGTAAAAGTCATCTTCCTATGAACTTCATCTAAAAGATAAGCATTAGGTCCCCCCGCTCCCCAAACTTGCCCGCTTACATAAGCAGAACCTTCCGTATCCTTAAATGCTAGATCCCAAGATTGGAAAATGAAATCAAGATTTGTTTCTATATGTTCATAAAAGTTAAACCAGTCTTCTTGAAAAATAGCTCCTTCAAGGTTAGCAGGACGCTGCTGTAATTGCGCGTGAGCTTTCCATTTCAACTCTCTCTTTAAAGAGCTAATTTCCTCTTCATCAAATCTTTCTTTCCAAAGAATTTCATTTATTTCAGTTCTAGGATCTCTAAAGCCTAGTAAGCCAAATGTAGTACTTCTATCATGTGCTCTTCCTTCGTACTCCGCAGGAAGAATAAGGCACTCGTAGTCTTCTGGATTCGTAGCTAGAATGTGACCAGTAAGATCGTCTGGATGGCATCTCTGCTGAATAAGAACTTTCACACTATCTTTCGTATTTTTACGAGTACTAATACTGCCCGTCCACCAACCAATAACTAAATCACGACTAACTTCATACTCAACTTCTTGAACGTTATTAGGGTCATCAACAATAATTACATCACCACCCTCACCAGTACCAACACCACCAACTGAGGTACTGATACGGTAGCCTCCACGATCATTTTCAAAACGAGTTTTTGCGTTTTGATCACCCGTAAACTTAAAACGATCTCCCCATAAAGACTGGTACCATTCACACTGCATCAGGCGACGACTGTGAACAGCGTCACGAGTACTTAGTCCTGAAGAGTAACTAGCAGTAAGGAAGCGACGCCCTGGTCTAGCTCTAGGACCCCAAAGCCAGGCAGGCCAAAATACGTTTACCGTTAATGATTTTGTATGTCGGGGAGGAACGTTGATGATTAAATTTTTAATCTGACCATCAGCAACAGCTTCCAGATGTTCACAAATAGCATCGATATGCCAACCTCCAATAAAATCATCAGGGACGATATTGGACCATCCTGCTTCCATAAACTCTCTCAAACTTTTCTCAGAAAGAGCTTTGTCTATCTTTGCAACTTCTTGTTGTAAGCTGTCTGAAGTCATAATTAGAAATTAAACTTAAAGAAGGTCATAACATCTTGTACAGGAACGTTAATAGGAGTTCCATCACCAAGAGAACCCCAAGAATCCGTCGCGGTAGTCGTACTTTCTCCGTCCGCTTGATCAGCAAAACGAATTCTTGCTAGTTGACTATTCGGTTTAATAGAACCCGTTGCCTCTCCTCTAGGATTTTCAAAAATTGTATTCATTTGAATTATATCTAGAGGAGAATCCCATAAACAAAAATCAGCGATAGTACCATCAAAATAGCTGGAAGAACCATGTTGTCTTCCCATTTCAAATCCTGTGTCTCCTTCTGAAGCACAAGTTCCTGTTCCAGAGCCACTCGTCGTCCCCTCACCATTTACAAAAATATCACAATCTGAGGAACCGACGTCTCCATTCCATCGTAGTGTAACAATATAGGTTCTTCCAGCAACTAGATCAGTATCATTCTCCCATTCGGGATCAGATCCGCTGGAAATACAACCAAAATTAACATTTGCTCCAGAAAGACGTACCCACCAAGCTCCGTCTTTGTTACATATGTACTGAGATCCTGAAACTGAATCCGGTCTAACTATGAAAGAAATACTTAATCCGCCTCCAGCAGCTAAATTATCACAGGCAGAAGATACTGTTCCACTTCCCCAATCAATGTATTCATTGCTTCCATTCAGGCGACAACCAAGAAGGTCTACAGGAGCTTCACCAACAAATGTACTTGCATTTACTTTATTAAGCAAAAGATCTTTGCGACGAACATTCGGACCAAGTGTTAAATCATAGTAGTACTTACTTTGTCCTCGCACACCAAAATCCATCTGACCAAGGATATAGGGAACAGATAACTTATTAAGAACAGCACAAGTAAACCTAGAAGTACGATTAATCGTCCAACCATCATAGGGAGAGCTAACACGACAAGAAGCGTGCATCAACGCGTCTTTCTTTCTATCAATAACAGCTTGTGCTAAAGTATCTAAAAAACTCTGACTTGCGATATTGTCGAATCGGTATGAACGAGGATTTCTAACATCAATTTCCCCTTGACTTGTTGAATCAACTACTGAAGAAATAATAGTTTTTCCAGTTCCAGCAACACCGCCAATAACGTTTACTTCATTTTGAGGATCCGTGTGTTCAGCAATTGTTTGAGGATTTTCATAAGGAGCTGAAGAACGCTCTCCAGTATCTGTATAGACGTAACTATTAAGTTGAGTTATGTCGTTTTCATGCTGTGCTCCCCAAATAAAAACTCGTGAGCTTCCATCTCCCGTGTAGATGTAGCTCGAACCGCTTTCTACCAAACCACAAAGGATCTGTACTACGCTTCCACCGCTGCCGGCGTTTCGTATGTAACTACAACGCCACCAACCATTTCCAGCGTCTTCAATCGCTGGTGTAATCGAAGAGTCGTAACCACCAATAACCGTGCCATTGGTAAGATCGTAGATCACACCAAGGTAAGTCGCTGTATAATCACGCATTTGAAGCACAATACGATCTCTCGTATCCGCCTTCGCGAAAATGCTAAATGCCTGATCTGTATCCGCTGTTGCTTGAGCAGTGGTGAGAAGTCTTTCTACTCGGTGCTGAATAGGTCCCGCCGCAGCTTCAACTAAAGCATCTGCAGTTTGCTCACCATTAGGAGCTGTAGTTGCATTTGCAGTAATACTTGAAGAAGTTTTAGTCCAATCCGAGTGATCAAATGCCTCGCTTTTTGTAATTTCATTTGTAGTAGGTCCCCCATCAACAAGATCAAACAGTGCTAATTGAGCACCTGGTTCGTCTGTGTAGTAGAGTTGACCAGCGTGTTCATAATAATGCGCTCCACTCACTTTAGCAACTTGCGATATTGCCTGTTGAAGCGTCATTCCTTCTGAAATTGAAAAATCTAATCCAGTCGTTGTTTGTTGAACGTGTGTTGTAGTTGCTGAAGCTCCGCTTGTATACGTGTAAGGCCCATCATAAAACGTGTTTACTTCTTCTTGCAATCCCCAAGCATAAAATTTATCAGTTCCATTTGCTGCAAATGTAATACTTGTACCATTATGCGCGTATACTCTCCAAACAGGTGAAGTTCCTCCAGACTGGCTGTCCGCAGTCATCACAACACGGTACCAGCCTCCTCCAATGTTTCGAATCCAAAAACCTACCGAGCCACTGTCGGCAAATTTAGAGCCATCAGTAAGATCGTATTCTACATATCGGGTATTTCCAGCACGAGTTAAGTACTCCAAACGAAAATGATCAATTTCTCCTGCTTTAACATGTAGTGAAAATGTCTGAAATGTGCTACTCGAACCATTCCCTGCGTATTCTATGTAATGCGTATTGTTATCTGTATTAGGAACTATTGCGTCTGCAGTAGTTTCACTATCAGGAGCCTCGACCGCATTCTGCGTTATTGAACATCTTGTTTTT